GACGTAAAGAGCGGCGGCCCCGCCTAGACCAAGAGTGGTCCGTGCGTCGGATGCGCTGGAGTCGTCTACCAGCGACGCGCCGAAAGCCGTAATGCCGTGGACGCTGGTCAATGCGGCGTGCGTAGCGACTGCGCCGGATGCCTCATATACGCCGGCGTGATTGTGAGCTAGAACGGAATACCGAGCATCTCCGCGCGCGTCCGTGTGATACTGCGCGTGGTCGTCGCGCGTGGTCGGCGCCAGCAAGGCCAGTCAGTGCGCCGTGGTCAGAGACACCACCAGGTAGATTTGTGAGATTCGACCCATCGACGGCAGGCAGCTTTCCCGCTGGGTCAAGCTGCAGAAGTTTGTTTGCGGTCGTGCCAACATCAAGGGCAGCCGCCGTCCCGAGCGTAGGCAGGCCTGAAAGGCTTGAGTAAACGATCTGCGCGCCGTCGCCGCCGTTGTGATCGTGCGTTGCCAGCCCCGCCTCTGTAGCCTCTATCACGTCTGCATATTGGCCTAGCACCAGGTCAAGCTCAACGCCGGCCCCGTCAAGGTAGTCTGTCGCTTGTGGTCTGGTTAGAGTCGTCATGATGTGGCTAGCGGTCGATAGTGGTCAACGCGCGGCGCGTGCCGCGCGGTTTTTCAAACGCGTATCAGGTCGCGGCCGGCAAATACTGGCCGATCTTCATCTGCACCGTTGCAGACGGGTTGGCGGCGCCAGAAAAGGCCACCCCGACGCACTGCTGACCGACCGACGTTTTGTTGACCACCTTGTTAGTCGCATCCCAAAAAAGGCGATTACCGACTGTCACAATCCTCTCGGTAATGAATGCGCCTTCTGCGCCGCTCGCAACATCAGCAACAGCTACGCCGAAAAGGGCAGCGCCGAACAAATAGCCGACACCGGATGCGACATCAGCGGCAGGGGTGAGCGGGAGGACTGCGCCCTCGTGAAGAAAAGTTTTCATGTGTTTTCCTTTAAAGCCCGCGGTCTCCCGCGGGTGTCAAATCAATCGTGTTTAGACCGGGTTCTTCACAAGTCCGCGATGGTCGAGGGCCTTAACGCCGGCGTCGATGCGCACCTTGAATTCAACGCCGTCCACCGTCCATCCACCCTGCTGCTCGAGCTGCGGTTGGTCGTTGCCGTCGAGATAGGCGACCTCGATTGTGTCGTTCGTGACCGGCGAGGCGTGGTTGCCGTCTTCGCCGAGGTGATTTCCTGCTCGGCGGTGGCGACGGTAAGGGCCAGGCCCTTGAGCGTCCGCGGAACGATCAGATACGCCAGATTGATATTCAGCGTCGTGCCGGTCGGGTCAGTCTGGCGAGCCATCGCAGCAGCGGCCAGGTCCACGGAGGCGGTCGAGATGGCGGCGCCGGTCAGCAGGTTGCCGTGGTTGGCGTGGAACAGCGCGACGCCATCGGCCATATTCGGGTTGCCGGTCAGAATGGCGTAGACCAGATTACCGACGGTGCGAATGGCGGCGCGGCCCATCTTCTCGGGAACGCGGGTGAAAGCCATCAGGTCGTCATTGATAATGGCGTGACGGGTGATAGAGAACAGAGAGCCGTAAGTAGCAAGCTGGATCGTTTCTCCGCGGTCGGCGGTCGTCACGTACTTGTACTCGGCGCCCTGCTCGACCTTGGCCAGTGCCGGGAAGGTGTTGATGTCGACGCGCTTGCTGGCCTTGAAGTCCGGCAGGTTGCCGCGGCTGGTCCATTTCTGGAACGTTTCTTCGGCAGATTCCCAACCCTTGAGCATGGCCTTGTTGCTTACGTCTGCGAGCAGGTTCGTGAAATCGCTGCTGGAGTGCGTGAAAGCTGCGCCGACCACCTGCATTTTTTCCATGCCGCGCATCGAGATGTTCCGGCGCTGCAAGCAAGCGCGGGCAATCTCGATCAGCGAATACGAGCGGAACTCGTTGCCCGTGTCGTTGGCGGACAGTCCGGCCTTGATCAGCAGGCCAGACGTAACGCCGGCGCGGAATTTGTCGGTTTCGTCTTCAACGGTGAAGAGCACGCCGAAGACCACCCCACCACCGATGCCGGGGTTGTTTTTTCCGAGCAGGATCAGGAAGTCGCGGCGGAAAGCTTCGACGCTCTGGCCGGTATTGCTGGCTGCCTTGACCAGCTCCCGAACGTCTGTCCGTGCGCCTTCGCCTTGCAGCCATGGGGCGGCAATCGCTTCGATGTTCTGACGGCGCTGCGCATCATCGCGCAGGGCTTCTGCCTTGATTTCGTCAATCTGAATCATGGCCGCGGCTGGCGCGACGGTTTCCTGCTGGACGGGTTTCGCCGCAAGTGCAGCGGCTTGGATTTCAACTTCATTCATGGCTGTTTCCTTTTTTGCCAGGGGGATTGATGCCGCTGGCCGTAGCCGTGGCGGGATTTGATAGCGCTGCATATCAACTGCTGCGGCGATGCGCTGCGCCTCGGTGATGCGATCGACCAGTCCGGCGTTCATTGCCTCGCCGGCGCTGTACCAGTGGTCAACGCCGTCGGTGAGCAGCGCCAGCGCTTCGTCATAGGTCAGGCCGGGCGAGTCTTTCGTCTTCGGCCGCACGTAGCTGGTAGCCATCGACGCGGCGAAGCGGTCGAGCGTATCGGCCATCTCTCGCAGGTCGCGGGCATTGCCGGAGACGCCAGACCAAGGCGCGTGAATCACGTGACTCTACAGGATGGCGTTTTCCGCTATCTCGACGGTATCGCCGGCCATTGCGATCATGGATGCACAGCTGGCAGCGACGCCCTCAATCCGAGTCGTAACCGTCGCCTTATGGCGCCGAAATGCGTTGTAGATCGCCAGCGCATCGGGAACGCTTCCGCCATTTGAATTGATGCGCACCAGCAGGATGTCCGCTTGGATCTTGCCTACCTCTGCGACCAGCTCGCGAGCCGTCACGGTCTCATCGGACCAGCTCTCGCCGATGTCGCCATAAATGCTCACTTCTGCCGTGCGGCTGTTTCCGCGGCAGGTAATCGTCCACCACGCTGGCGGAGCGCTTTTGATGTCTTCAGTCTGCATTGGCGTTTTCCGTATCGTCTTCTGTGTCGTCTTCAGCATCGTTCGCGCCGGAGTCCGTGCCGTCTGATTGTTCTTGGCTTCCGAGCTGTTCGGCCTTAGCGCGCGTCCAATTGGCCTGCTGCGTCAATGTCTCGCGAGGATTGCCACCACGAGCGCGGATGATTTCCGGCCCGCTCTTGTAGCAATTGCGCTCCAGAATCTCGTTCGCTTGCGCTTCTTTAGCCGGGTCAATCCAAGGCATGGTCTGGCCAACGAATAGCGCATCGTCCAGAGTCTCCGGGTCCAAATCCATCGGCGGCTTGACCAGTCCAGCGGCGAGCGCAAGCGCGACGAAGCGCTCCCAAACTGGCCTGACGAATTGCGCCGTAAATGCCTCTGTCATTGACTGATAGTGAGTCCACTGCTCGATCAGCTCTTGGCGCTGCGCAGAGTAGGTGCCGTTGTAGTTGCGGCTGATGGAGCTGTAGCTACCGCCGATGCCAGCGGCGATTGCGCGCAGTTGTCCGTCGCGGTGCGCCTGTAAATTGGTGTTCGGCCGGCTTGTGTCGATCATTCCGATTTCTTCGCCTGGGCGAAGATCATCGAAAATCATTCCCGGACGGAAGCGCATGTCGCGCGGCTCAACTTCGCCGTTTGTATCAGTCTCGATTGCGTATTGGTCTGGCTCGGATTTCTTGATGTAGGCAGCCATGCTCGCGGCTATCTTCGCGGCGATGCGCTCGCGGCCATGCGCTCCGTTTCCTCGTAGTCCTTGAGGTCTTCAAGGCGAGTTATCACGGACGCCAACACAGAAACGCCGCGGCCCTGTCCGATGCGGTCTGTCAGCATCAGGTGCAGCATTCGAGCGGCTGGAATCGTTTTCAGATCGGAAGCGGAGAAAAGGCGGACGCTTGCGCCTGGGTGACGCTTATAGACTCGGTACTCGGTCGGGCGGCCCCAACTGTTCCGCACGATTCCGGCGCCTTGTGGCTGCAGGATCTCGGCATCAGTCGGAACCAGGTCAGGCTCGATCATCTCGAGCGACAGCGGCACCTTCGTACCTTGATCAACCCCAGG